AAGAATCACAGAGCGACATCAGGTAATATGGCGTTCAACACATACAACAAAGACGTAAACACTCGTCCTACAAGTGGATTGATGTATCCTCGAGTTAAAACACGTAGGCGTGGTTAAGATAAATACTAAAAAGGAAGTATTATGGAACACTTTGTAAGAATTATTTTTGATGAAGACCAAGGCGATGAGTTTTTAAGAACTTTTGCTGGTGCAATGGAAAGCACAATCAGTGAATCATTATTAGAATCAGAAAACAGTGTTAGTTTTGATAGATATGAAACTAGCGAAGGACACTATGTTTATGAAGTTGCCCTTCACAAAGAACTAGATAACAATACAGCAGATGCAATGGTAGAAAGAATTTCTCGTGCTATATCTGGTGATTACACAATCGAAGTAAGTGGCAACGGCACTACTTTACACTAAACTTAATATAATTTACCGTAGTTTCAGGCAAGTTATTTAAAAACTTGTTTTCACCGTGACGTTTTACCTTTGCGGTAAAGTTATATGTTTCACCAATCTTTAATGGACAATCCTTCCATTCAGATAATCCTTTTTCGTTAAACATACAAATTAGATTTCCTTCAAATACTAGAGTATAAACAAAGAATCCTCGTGACTCGATGTAATGTACCTTGTGCAATTTAATCTCTCCTTTGATACGATCTCCGGGCGTTCCAATACACATACTGTCGCTGACAGTTTCCATAAACTTTTGATCAGCAATTTTATCAAAATATAGTTTTGGTAAAGGAGCCAACCAGGATATCCTACTCATAGGTATATCTTCTGCGTTTACAAGACTGTAAACCGTAGACACATAATCATTTGCATTACCTGACATAATGTTTAACAGGTCCGCTCTGCGATCGTTAATAATATCCAAAACAATTTGTTCGTGTTCTTCTTTTAAAGAACAGTTCGCTTCTATCTTTTGTTGAATGATAAATTTATTGGTTTGTTGAGCAATCGAACCATCTTCGAATACTGGATTTTTGATGTACTTTGAGCCGTTTTCATAATAGGCCTGGACAGCATAATGCAACACAGTTTTACTTGATATGGTTTTGTTTTTCATTAAATGCTCCTAATTTCTAACTATGTATATAGTATATGATCTTTTTGGTTATGTGTCAACCTCTTTTTGGTAAAATAACTTGCAAAAAAACTTGACTTTAACCGTGCCTTATAGTATTATTATATATGTTAACTCACTTGTTAACGAGTGTTAAATTAAATGTTATGGAGAAACTAATGACAAATAACTCAACTACAATTCAAAACAGAGTTCTTTCTGCACTACAAAATGGTTCAGAATTAACATCTGCCCAAATTAAATCAAAATTTGGTGCTGGTAACCCAGGTGCTGTAATTCAGGCGCTAAGATTCAACGGTTTCCCAGTCTACTTAAACAATGTTAAAACATCAAAAGGCATTGTTAGAAAGTACAGACTAGGAACTGCTTCTAGAGCCGTAATTGCCGCTGGTTACAAAGCAATGGCAAAATCAAAAGTAGCGTAAGGTTACTTTAATATTATATAGGGGCTTCGGCCCCTATATTTTTTTTAACGCAGAAGGAAAACAAATGCAAAACGAAATTATCCCAGAAAAGATTATGGTAACGTGTACCGACAATGGTATGAAAAAAGAAGCATATCTGGATAGATATGTTCCACAAAAGCATATGGATATTATCCTTAATACAGTGCGTTTAAAGTTAGTTTATACTGGAAAAGTATACGCAGGCAATATGGCAGGGTTGGAATTCACAGCAACAGACCCTGAAATCACCCACATCAAGACCGGCAGAAGATAACCGTTTTATAATAAATACTCGTAAGGAGTATACTATTATGGATTTTAGAAAACTAATCGATGCTGTCGATTCAATGCAAAAAGAGGCTAAAAAAGAGCCTGAACGTAAGGTTTACAAAACTGTTTCAGACGTTGTAGCCGATCTTAAAAATGTTGTGTTTGCGGAACCTAGCAAATCTGACACAAAATACAGCAGTGCAAACATTCAAAAATGGACAGACCCAAGAGCCGAAGCGGCATACAAAATAAGCGAATTATCATCACGTATTAAAAACAACGATGATCTTTCTTTGTTTTTATCTAATCTATCTGGACACTTACACGACGATAATAAAAAAGTTACTCCTCCTATCGCGAAGTTAGTTAAAATAGTATTAGACAAGCACAAAGAAATGAAGGTAGAAAAAGATCCAGATTCAGAAATTCCTTACGATGACGGCGGCGACAATGAGTTTGAAGGTAATGCATACGCAAATGCAGTTCGTAAAGCCAAAATGGATGGTAAGAAAAAAGGCGATAAAATCCAAGGTCCAGACGGTGAAGAAATTACACTAGAAAAAGAAGAAAGCAAAGAGTTTTCTGATAAAGAAATTAAAATGGCATTTGGTGTATTAAATGATCCAAGATATCATCAGGGTAACTATTCAGGTGCTGTTGATACTATCGAAAAAATTGCAAAGGGTTTATCAAAACACCCTAGCGTAGCAAATGCCCTTAAGAGAGCAAATGAAAGTCACGATCCACAATCTGAGCCAACTATTAGACAAATGTCAGATGAGGATCTAGCAGACTTTTTAGGTGTTGATGTTAACGAAGTTAAAAGAGACAGAGAAGCCGCTGAAGAGGCCGCTGAAGAGAAGAATCAAGATTATGCTATGGACAATATGGAATCCGTAGAAGAAAATTGGTTCAATGGTTTAACAGACGTTACATTAAACGGTGATGAGTTTTATGAAAACTTTGGTTGGATCGGTTACGATGACGATTCAATTGAAGAAGCGGAATATCAAGGACGTAAAGTTAAACTTGGTAAACCAATGCGTGGTGACGTTAAGAAGTTCAAGGTATATGTAAAAAATCCTAAAGGTAATGTAGTTAAGGTTAACTTCGGTGACCCAGATATGAAAATTAAACGCTCTAATCCAAAAAGAAGAAAATCTTTTAGAGCAAGACATAACTGTGATAATCCGGGACCAAGAACTAAAGCACGTTATTGGTCTTGCAGAAAATGGTAAGAGACAATGTTATTAAACGAATTACTACAACCTACGAAAGTAGAACCAAATAAAGATTTATCGGATGATATAATTTTCTTCATCAATCACGATGACGATATTCATAAGGAATATTTTCTTCCTGCTGTCGACGAATTAAAAAGACTTAAAATTATTGACAAAGACGAAGTTAAAGAAGTTTCACCATATTTCAAAAATATGGTTGACGTTGGTTGTAAAAAGTATTATAAAGAGTTTAAAATCGAAGGCAAAGAGGAAGAAGTTTTTAATGACGATTTTAAAAAATACGTATGCGATAAATTTGCTGAAAAGCAAGTCCAACATATCAAAAGCGGACATTACGATCCTAAGGAGTCGTAATGCTACTTAAAGAACTATTCGAAGCACCTCAAAAAACTGCGGTAATTTCTTGGGGGAGAATGAATCCTCCTACCATTGGACATCAAAAAGTAATAGACACTGTTAAAGCAACATCACAAAAAGTTATGGGTGACCCGATTGTGTTCCTAACTAAAACACAAGATGCAAAAAAGAATCCTTTATCATTTGCTGAAAAATATCACTTTGCAAGTGAAATGTTTAATATTCCAATTGACAGGAACACCAGCGTAAAAACTATTATTCAAGCACTACAACAACTTCAAGGTAAAGGTTATACAAATGTTGTTATTGTTGCTGGTAGCGATCGTGTAAACGAATATCAAAGTTTGGTTGACAAATATAATAACAAACCTGATAAGTCAGGTGAAATACCTTTTAAATTTAACAATGTAAAAGTAGTAAGCAGTGGGGAACGTGATCCTGATGCTGACGGTGTTGAAGGTATGAGTGCAAGTAAACTTAGACAACTTGCAGTCGAAGGTGATTTTGAAACTTTTAAAAAAGGTGTTCCAGGCAACGATACACTTGCAAAACAAATGTATGCAAGAGTTAGATCGGCTATGGGTGTAGACACAAATGAAATGTTTGGTTTTGCTACAAGACGTCCTAAAAGTTATACAGTTAAAAAACGTCCACCAGAAAAAGATGAAAAAAATCTAAATCAAAAAGTAAAAGATAGATTACAACAAATTAGAAAAGATCAAGGTAGTGTTAAACAAACTGTTAATCAAGAAGCCGCAGGTGTTGGTATTATTACAAAACAAAACACAACCAAAGATGTTAACAAAGGTACCCTTAAAAAGATGATGAAGGGTTATAAACTAATATGACACTAGACGAATTAAAAGCGTTAGCAGGTATAAATGTTGTAACCGATACTCCATCAATTGAGAATATGAGTCATACCGCACAGGGTATAAAAGATAAAGAAAAAGAAATGGGTGTAAAACCTGGAGACCCTGAATGGTTTAAACTTTGGTTTAGCAGACCGTTTATGGGAACAGGATACAAAGGATTTAGAGGTCGTAAGAAGTAATGGATAAAAGCAAGACAAAAATTTATTTGGATATGGACGGTGTACTTGCTGATTTCTTTTCTGAATACGCAAAATTAGCCGGTGTTACAACAGGCACTTATAGAGATATACCTCCTGCTAAGGTAGATCCTACGCTAGATAAAATGATAGGTACAGATTTCTTTTCACGTTTACCTATGTTTAAGACAGCACCAAGTTTAATTAAACTAGTATTAAGTTACACAGATCATTATAATATCTGTTCAAGTCCATTACGTGGCGATCACGGTAATTCAGAAAAACATAAACGAATTTGGATTAAACAGCACCTAGTTCCACAACCTGTAGACATTATTATCACAGGAAGAAAAGAATCATATGCTGTACAATCCGATGGTACGCCAAACGTATTAATCGATGACAGAGGTAAAAACATTGAAGGTTGGATCAATCGAGGTGGTATTGGTATTAAGTATCAAGCAGACGAAGACAGTTTAAATGTTGTTAAAAGCAAACTAGACGATTACTATAAAGAAGATGAACAAGAACCAACTGAATGTGCCAACTGGCACACTTTAGAATTAAACAAATTAGAAGAAAGTTTGAATGCAATAGTAAAAGAAAACTTTGCAGACGGTAAAAAAAAGGGTAAAAGCAGACCAGGTAGAGTTAAAAAAGCAGGTGCTAGTTGCAAGGGTTCAGTAACAGATTTACGTAAAAAAGCCGCTAAATACGGTGGAGAGAAAGGTAAAATGTACCATTGGTGTGCTAATATGAAGGGTGGAAAAAAATGAGAGCAAAAGAATTTATAAGCGAAGTTGCAACAGCAGGAGCCACAAGTGCTGGTAGTATAGCAACAGTGGTATCACCGCATATTGCTATTGGCAATAAAAAAGCACGTGATGACTATGGTAAAAAAGGTATGCCATCTAAACCACCAAAAGCAAAAATGCAAAAACCAAGCGATAATGCACTTGATATGAAGGGTACGAGTTTATTTGGAGGACCTCTTAAGAGGTAAATACTAATATGGACAGAGAAGATATTTTAAACAAAGTGTTTGAATCAGACGACGAAGGTACACACGATCACGAAGCAGATATGGCTCGTTCGCAGTTGTTACGAATGGCTGAAAAATCAATTAAACTTTTAAAAATGATTAAGCCAGGCGATAATCTAGAAGGTTGGACAGCCGCTAAAATCACAAAAGCAAGTGACTATATCGATTCTGTGTTTAACTATATGGACTATGAAATGGCAAAAGCAAGATCACAAGAAAGCATTCGCCAAGCAATAGACACTCCAGAAGATGATTATCTTGAATCACTTGCTGTAAAATACAAAGATGCTTTATCACCACAAGAAAAATTACAAAGAATGCTAGACAGACAGGCCAAAGCAAAAGCATTACAGGACATACAAAAAGATCCTGTGCAAATGAAAATCGTTGGCCGCGATAGATGGCTACAAAGAAAACATAAATTAGACACCACAGGGAAATAACCTATGGCAGACTTACACAAAATTTTAGAATCATTTAATAAAATGGGTATCAAAAATAAAGGTTTGACACCCGATGCTAATCCAGGTGCTATGAATAAAGTAGCACAACCATCAGTAGAACAATCACACGCACAACTAGTAGAAAGTCAAGTAGGCAATATTCAACTACCAGGACTATCAGGCGACCTTGCGGCGTTGGCAGGTATTAAAAAACCTGTTCAAGAAGCAGACCCGGACACACTGGGTAATATGAACAGCAAAATGAAAGACGTGTTATCAAAGGTACACGGTGATGATCAAGCAAAAGCACAGGCAGAAAAAGACAAGGCAGAAGCAGAACGACAAGCAAAGGTAAAAGAACTGGGTCCTAATGCTATGGAAAGATACGTAGAACTTTTAAAAAGACACGATTGGACTTATCAATATAGTGATGATCATAGCGTATGGAAAAGAGGACAAGCAGAAGCAGATGCAATTCGAAAATTAGGTGATGTAGTTGACCCTGAGCGTAAACTATATAAGAAGCACAGTCCTTTCTACGAAGCAATGAAAGAACAAGCATCAAAAAAAGAAGTAGACAAATTTCACAAAGACCTAGACAAACTGGTTCACAAAACTTTTGGACATTCATCAGATGAGAAAAAGATGAAAAAAGATGTGAAAACAGAAGGATCATTACTAAAATCTCTAAACGATTATATCAACGAGATTGCAGGTAAATGAAAATCAAAGAAATTATACTAGGGTATGACCCTGAACTATTAGCCTATAAAAAGAAAGTAGGCAAAATATACGGTCCTAAAAAAATCAAAAAGTCGTTATTAACCACACAAGAAGCGTGGAGCGAAAAGTACAAGCGATCCATTAACTGTAATAACCCTAAAGGGTTTTCGCAAAAGGCTCATTGTGCTGGCCGTAAAAAGAAATAATACGATAAATAATACACATAGATAAACAAACCCCTAAAAAGGAACAGTATGGCATTTTTAGTTCATAACTTACCGCCTGTTGAAGTCTTCGTTAAAAAAGAATACCTCTACGATCTACAAAAGGGTCACGGTGAACTAGTTCCTGGTATGTGGATTAGTGTAAAAAGTGTAGAAGGCAAAGCGTTTTACTTTGAAACTTTGTTGCTAGAATACGGTGCTTTATATGACAAGTTACCTATTAGTGCATTTGTTTGGAAAGAAGATATAAATTGGCAGGACCAACTACCACTAGACACACTTCAAATATGGGATTGTTTCGATTACGATCTTACAGTAATTAAAAAACCTATGCTAGGCGATTGCAAATTTTTTGGTAAGGATAGAAAAATGCACGTGGGCGAATATATGTTTACAATTGATACTTGCCACAGAGACAGAAACTATCTAAATCAAAATTTTTCAGAACACGATCCAGAACACAAGGCATTTAATATTATTAAACTTAATAACGGGCAATTTGCGGCACAACCAAATAACAGAGTAATATTTACAGACCAAAGTCTTGTACCAACGGATACTAAAACTCCTGATTTCAAAGTTTGCAGTCAAAACTACACAGTTGAAAATACACCAAAATGGAGTGTAGGACATACTGACGATTGGCAATATAAAGCCAAAGATGAAGAAAACAGTTGACAGTAAGAGATAAATCAAGTATAATAGAATACAATTAAAGGAGTCAAACTATGAGTAAAGTTTTTGGTCCGACTGAAAAGGCTAAACTAATTCAAGTCATCAACGAAGGCGCAACAGTAATGCAGGAAGTTACTGATCTTAAAGAAGGTTTAAGAGATACTGTAAAAGCCGTTGCTGAAGAACTTGATGTTAAGCCAGGTCTAATCAACAAAGCAATTTCAATTGCACACAAAGGAAATTGGAGTCAAGTCAATCAGGACTTTGACGATCTTGAAACTATTATCGTTACCGCTGGTAAAGATGTATAATAAAATAAAAGCCTTTTGGGTACAGAGTTACGAATCTGATAAAACAGCATTTCTTTTTGAACTGTTAAGTTTTGTTTTCACTGTGGGTGCAAGTTTAACACTTGCCTACACTGCCGACGATCCGAATATGGCACTAGTGTACCCAGGCTTTTTTATAGGATCTTTAACGGCCGTATATGCATATTACAGAAGAAAAATACCTTGGCCATTAATGCTAACAACTTATTTTGCTATTGTTAATGTCTTTGGTTTTGGAAGGGCAATAGGATGGTGGTAAATCTTTGGGAAAAAGTAAAACAGTTTTGGATTAGAAGTTATACTTCTGATAAGACAGCATTTTATTACGAAACAATCGCAAGTATTTGCGTATTCACATCAATGACTTGGATCAGCGTCACAGCAGATGCTCCGCCAATGCATTTGATTTATCCTGTAAGTTTTACAGGTGCAGTGTTTAGTATTGTTGCGTTTGTAAGACGACAGGTAGGGTGGCCGCTTGTAATGACAAGTTATTTTGCCTGCTTACACATTTTTGGCTTTGGCAGAGCAATGGGATGGTGGTAATGAAGAAATATGTTGTAGACGTTGACGGTACAATTTGCAGTTTGCATATTACACCCGAAGGCGATAATGAATACGAAAAAGCACAACCGTTCAAGGATAGAATTGAACACTTTAATAAATTATATGATGAAGGCAACGAAATACACTATTGGACAGCCAGAGGTGCCAACTCGGGTAGAGATCAAACTGAGTTTACTGTAAAGCAACTCGAAGGCTGGGGTGTAAAATATACAAGTTTTAGAACAGGCAAACCACATTATGATATTTGGATAGATGATAAGGCAAAAAACGCAGAGGCATACTTTGAGCAAATTAAACTTGACAACGTACAAGAATAGTTGTATACTATTAGATAATGAATGGTATTGTCGGCCATAAACGACTTAATTTGGTATTGTCAGCCGAAAGTGACAAACAGGAGAATAAATGAGTTACGTAGACGCTTTGTGGGATAGAGACAAAGATATAATTAAGATCGTCGAACGAAGTAAAAAAGGCGAACGAGAATTTAAAGAATTCCCCGCAAGATATCAATTTTATTACAAAGATCCAAGAGGCAAACACAAAAGTACTTTAGGTGATTCCTGTACTCGTGTTATTTGTAAGTCTTGGAAAGATTTCCTTAAAGAACAAAAAATCAACAAGCATAAAGGTTTGTTTGAAGCAGACGTTAATCCTGTTTATCGTTTGCTTGAAGAAAACTATCTTGGACAAGATGCACCACATCTAAATGTTGCGTTTTTCGATATTGAGGTTGACTTTGACCCGGAACGTGGTTATGCATCACCTGAAGATCCTTTTATGCCAATTACAGCAATTACGGTACAGTTACAATGGCTTGACAGTCTTGTAACACTTGCACTTCCACCTAAAACACTTACAATGGAACAGGCAAAGGAACAGGTAAAAGACTTTCCTAACACGCATCTGTTTGAAACAGAAGCAGAAATGCTTGACACATTTCTTTCAATTATTGATGACGCAGATATTATTAGTGGTTGGAACAGTGAAGGTTATGATATTCCTTATACTGTAAACCGTGTAACTCGTGTGCTTTCAAAAGAAGATACAAGACGTTTTTGCTTGTGGGGACAATATCCTAAGAAAAGAACATATGAAAAATTTGGTCGAGAACAGGAAACTTATGATTTAGTCGGGCGTCAGCATTTAGACAGTTTGGAATTATATAGAAAATACACATATGAAGAAAGACACACTTATAGACTTGATGCTATTGGTGAAATGGAAGTCGGTGAAAAGAAAACTGTGTACGAAGGTACACTTGATCAACTTTATAACAATGACTTCAAAACGTTTATCGAATATAACAGACAAGACGTTGCACTACTTGATAAACTAGACAAAAAATTAAGATTTATTGACCTAGCAAACGAACTTGCTCACGCAAATACAGTTTTACTTCCAACAACAATGGGTGCGGTAGCAGTTACAGAACAAGCAATTATTAATGAAGCACACAGACGTGGCTTCGTTGTTCCTAACAGGGTACACAGAGAGCCAGGATCAGAACCTGCCGCGGGTGCCTATGTTGCATATCCTAAAAAAGGTTTGCACGACTGGATAGGATCAATGGACTTGAATTCACTGTATCCATCTGTTATTAGAGCATTGAATATGGATCCAGCAACAGTAGTTGGACAACTAAGACCTAACTACACACAAGAACACGTTGAAAATGAAATGCGTTTACGTAAGAAATCATTTGCGGCGGCGTGGGAAGGAAGATTTGGTAGTTTAGAATATGATGCTGTAATGGAAAAACGCAAAGACTTAGAAATTACAGTTGATTGGGAAAACGGCGAAAGCGACTCAATGAGTGCTAGTGAAGTTTATAAATTAATTTTTGAAAGCAATCAACCTTGGGTGTTGAGTGCTAATGGTACAATTCTTACAACAGAATACGAAGGTGTTATTCCAGGACTACTAGAACGTTGGTATGCAGAACGTAAAGAAATGCAGGCCAAGAAAAAACAGGCACAAGACGCAGGAAATAAAATTGAAGAAGCATTTTGGGACAAGCGACAACTTGTTAAGAAAATTAATCTTAACTCTCTTTACGGGGCCATTCTTAATCCTGGTTGTAGATTTTTTGACCCGAGGATAGGACAGTCAACCACACTAACAGGTAGACGTATTACTAAACATATGGCCGCAAAGGTAAATGAAATTATCACAGGTGAATACGATCACGTAGGCAAAAGCATTATATATGGTGATACTGACTCTTGTTACTTTAGTGCATATACAAGTTTACGTGCTGAAATTGACAAAGGTGATATTCCTTGGACAAAAGAAACGGTGATTACGTTGTATGATCAAATTTGTGAAGAAGCAAATGAATCATTCCCGGCGTTTATGACAAAAGCGTTTCATTGTCCTAAGTCAAGAAGCACAGACGTTATTGCCGCAGGTAGAGAAGTTGTAGGTTCAAAAGGTCTGTTTATTACAAAGAAACGTTATGCTATTTTAATATACGACTTAGAAGGTTTTAGAACTGATCAAGAAGGTAAGCCAGGCAAAGTAAAAGCAATGGGTCTTGATCTTAAACGCTCTGATACTCCTGTGTTTATGCAGGACTTTTTAAGCGAAGTATTGTTAGCAGTACTAACAGGTGCTGAAGAAGATCAAGTGCTTGATATGATTAGCGAATTTAGAACAGAATTTAGGGGTCGCCCGGGTTGGGAAAAAGGATCTCCTAAACGTGCCAATAATGTTACAGATTATCTTGCTAAAGAAAAGAAGCAAGGTAAAACTAATATGCCTGGACACGTAAGAGCAAGTATTAACTGGAATACACTAAAGCAATTGAATGGCGACAACTATTCTATGCAAATTGTTGATGGTATGAAAGTTATTGTTTGTAAACTTAAACAGAATCCAATGGGGTATACATCGGTTGCGTATCCTGTGGACGAACTAAGACTACCAAGTTGGTTCCAAGAACTTCCATTTGCAGACGAAGAAATGGAAAGTACAATTATTGATAATAAGATTGGAAACCTAATTGGAGTGCTAGATTGGGATATAAAATCAACCGAACAGAAGAATACATTCAATAATTTATTTGACTTTGAATGATTTTCTAAATATAATATAAGGAACGGAGAAAAAAATGAAAGACATTTTACAAGACATTGTTGCACATACACACGCACTTGGCTTTCTTAACATTGTTAAGGTCAACGGTGATGATGCACAAACAGGTATTGATAGTATGGCAGAAGATCGTTCTGTTATTCTACAAGCAAATACAAAGACTGCTCAGATTGAGTTGAAAGGCACATTTGGTATGCCTAACTTAAACAAGTTAGACATTCACTTAAAGTGTCCAGAATACAAAGACGGTGCAACTATTGATGTTGTTACTGCTGATAGGAATGGAGCAACTATTCCTGTAGGTATTCACTTTGAAAATAAAGCAGGTGATTTTAAAAACGATTATCGTTTTATGAATCAAGAAATCATTAATGAAAAACTTAAAACTGTTAAGTTTAAAGGTGCTAACTGGGACGTTGAAGTTGCTCCAACTATTGCAAACGTACAACGTTTTAAATTACAAGCAACTGCAAACGCAGAAGAAACTGTGTTTACTGTACTAACAGATGGTACGGATCTTAAATTTAAGTTTGGTGATGCAAGTACACACGCAGGTGAATTTATTTTTGCATCGAATATTACAGGTTCGCTTAAAAATGAATGGGCGTGGCCAGTAGCACAAACAATGGCAATCTTAAACCTAGATGGTGATAAGGTTATGCGTATTTCAGATCAAGGTGCTATGCAAATTAGTGTAGACAGTGGTTTAGCAACGTATGATTATATTTTGCCTGCACAAAGTAAGTAGGAGATAAAAATTTGAATACTAACCTAACAAAAGAACAAAAGGATTATGCAATATTCCTTCCGGCGTTGAGTGGCTTTTATGCTACATTCATTGGTAAGCAACGCAGAGAAGAATATGTAGAAAAGAGTCGTATTCCTTTTCCTAATCAAGATATGGAAGGACTTAATTGGCTTAATGCACAAAAAGGTATCTTTCAATATCATTGGACACTGTATTCGGCGGGTCACGCAGAACTTGATGTAAACAAGGACGCACCTAAAGAACTTATGGTACGTGAACGTGATCGTGAGAACAGTTGGTTGTTAGGTGATTCAGGTGGTTTCCAGATTGGTAAAGGTGTATGGGAAGGTGACTGGAAGGATCCTAATTGTCCTAAAGCACAAAAGAAACGTGAACAAGTTCTTACTTGGATGGACGCTTATATGGACTACGGTATGATTCTTGATATTCCTGCGTGGGTATCACGTTCACCTGCGGGTGCAAAAGCAACTGGTATTTCAACTTATCAAGAGGCCGTTAATGCAACACGTATTAATAACGATTACTTTATGAAAAATCGTAATGGTAATTGTAAGTTTTTAAATGTATTGCAAGGTGAAAATCACGCTGATGCAGAAGATTGGTATCAGCAAATGAAGGACTATTGTGATCCTAAAAAATACGAAAATCATTTTAATGGTTGGTCAATGGGTGGACAAAATATGTGTGATATCCATTTGGCATTGAAACGTATTGTTGCACTACGCTTTGATGGATTGCTTGAAAAGGGCAAACACGACTTTATGCACTTCTTGGGTACTTCAAAACTAGAGTGGGCGACACTACTAACTGATGTACAAAGAGCAGTTCGCAAGTATCATAATCCAAACTTTACGATTACATTTGACTGTGCAAGTCCGTTCCTAGCAACAGCAAATGGTCAAATATATTGTGAACTTGAAACTCAAGACAGAAGTAAATGGGTATATAGAATGGTACCTAGCATTGATGACAAAGCACTTGCAACTGATACAACACAGTTTGGTCAAGCATTTGTTAGAGAAGGAAAACATCACAGTTTTAAAGATTCGCCTATTACACAAAATCTACAAGCAAAAGATGTATGTATATATGCACCAGGCGACCTAAATAAAATAGGTAAAGAAGGCAAAACAAGTTGGGATAGTTTTAGTTATGCGATCCAAATGGGTCATAATGTATGGAGTCACATTAATGCAGTACAAGAAGCAAACAGACAATACGATGCAGGAACATATCCGGCAATGCTTGTGGAAGAGTCCTTTGACAGGCTATTTTTTAGAGATGTTGTTGAGGCAATATTTGCAACAGACAACCGCGACACGGCAAACGCAGTGATAGAAGAATTTTCGAGATTCTGGATGTCAATAATTGGCACTAGAGGTGCAACAGGTAAAAAAACTGTAAATGCAAGTACACAATTTGCAAACCTATTTGAGGAGGCATAATGGCAAAAATAAAAAACAAAACAGTAAAAAAGTTAACCAAAGAACACGAATACTATTCAAAAAAGGTTGACGAAATAGAAAAAGAACGTACACTGTATAGAGACTTCGGTCACAAGGCATTGTTAATAAAACTTAAAAAAATGAAATTAGCAATTAAGGATCAAATTGATAGGCTAACAAAATGAAAAGAGATTACGACACAGGCGAACTAGACGGTATTACATATTTCACAGGATATGAAGTGGAAAAGACTCCTGCATATGATTTAGATACATTGTTTGTTGTAGGGTGTCGTCCTTTAGAAGAAGTTCTTGAAAAAGCAAAACAAAATCACGTTGATCACATTTATCTAGGTGCTAACCAAAGTTTTGTTCCTAAAGAAGATTGGGAAGGACTAGTGTATGGGTTACTTGACAAAAAATATACAGTAACTTTGGATTATGATGTAAAGTATCACGATTGGGTTTTAGAAATGGGATTCAATGAAAGACATAATTTTATTTCACAGATTAGCATAAAACTTCCTTATGTAAATCAACTAAACTATAACGCTTGTATTAAAATTGACGATTCAGATTTTAATCATTCTAATTCTGGTGTTTGGGTTCATCAAGTTCACGACTTATTGGACAGAAACAAGTTCACAGATTGGACAAAGTATGGAAATGATAATCCGGTTGACAAAGAGTAAGAAAGGTACTATACTATGAGCATAACTGAACAAATGTTGAAAGCACACGCTGAAACAGAAAGATTTGAAAAGATTATGAAAACAGCAAAACGTATGATTTGGGTAACATTCCGTAAGGAAGGTATCCACAAGTATCCTGCGGCACTAGATGATCCTAGTCTTGCAACAGGAGATGAATATGATGTTTCGTTTTTGGGTTACCCACACAGACACATATTCCATTTCAAAGTCGGTATTACTGTAACACACAATGACAGAGATATCGAGTTTATTCAATTCAAAAGATGGTTAGAAAAACTGTATGAGGAGAAAACCCTTGAACTAGACTATAAGAGTTGTGAAATGATGGCTGATGACTTGTATGAAAAAATCAGCGAAAAACACCCGGGCAGAGAAGTACACATCGACGTAAGTGAAGATGGAGAAAACGGTGCCCATATTGAGTACGCAAAATATTAAAGGAGATGATTGTGTCGTATTTTGCAAAGCATCCAGAGATCGTTAAGATCTTTGATGACCTTGAACGTTTCAAGGATTACTGTCGCTTTAATGCTTTTAAGTTTAATGAAGCAGACCTTTATAACGAAAGCAGTAAAGTTTGGAATCACTTTGTTAAAGGACATAGTAATTGGATTACTCGTCCGCCGAGACAAAACTTTAAAAATAGGAACTTTAAAAAGAAGAAAAGGTATAATTAATGAAAATTTGGTTAGTAGATCTTGAAGCAGTAGAAACAAGGTACACTTCAGAATGGAAGGTACACTTTCCACGCATACTTCAAAAGATGAAAAGTATTTTTACTAAAGACATCGATGTTGAAGTAATGGATGGTGCTGATGATATTCCAGATGCTACTACACCAGGTGCTTTCTTAAACTTTGGTGGCACAAACATTTATAAATGCACACAGATAGAAAAACTGTCTAGAGCATTTACGGCTGGTAAAGTTAAAGAAGGTGATCACATTATTTTCGCCGATGCTTGGCATCCTGGCATAGTTAACGTAAAGTATATGTCAGAACTGTTAGGTATTAAAGTCATTACACACGGCTTATGGCACGCCGGCAGTTATGATCCTGCTGACTTCTTAGGTCGACTTATAGGCGATAAACCTTGGGTACGCCACGCAGAAAAAAGTTTCTTTTATTCATTCGATCATAATCACTTTGCTAGTGATTTTCATATCGATATGTTCTTAGAAAACTTGCACGGTAATACACTGGACAAGAAAGAACTAATCGAAAGCAAGAAAATTGTTAGAACAGGTTGGCCAATGGAGTATACAAAAGATGCATTGGTTCCTTTTAAGAATATGAAAAAGAGAAACTTAATTCTGTTCCCTCACAGGGTTGCACCTGAAAAACAACCTGATATTTTTAGAGATCTTAAAGAAACACTTAAAGACGATTACGAATTTGTAGTTTGTATGGAACAAAATTTAAGTAAAGTAGATTATCATAATTTGTTAGGTGAAGCAAAAATGATCTTTAGTGCTAACTTACAAGAAACACTAGGCATTAGTGCTTACGAAGGTGCAGTGGTAGGTACCTTTCCACTTATTCCAGATAGATTAAGTTATACAGAAATGTATGATGACTATTTTAAGTATCCAAGTGAATGGACACAGGATTGGGATAGTTATATTAAACACAAAGATGAACTTGTTGAAAAGATTCATTGGGTAATGAGCAACTATAAAAAACACGAAGTGAATATTGATAGACTATCAAGATTTTTAGAAAGTGAATTTTTTAGTTGTGAAGGTTTAAAGAAAGTTATTTTAGGTTATAATGATAAAAGTAATTGATGATTTTGCACCTGAATGGTTACATTCTAGACTGCTAGGAGAAATGGCTAATGGTCTTTTTCCTTGGTATTGGCCTAGTGGTGCGTACAGTGATCATCCTAACGTAAGTGCGTTTGGTCACGAATTATTTCATAATCAAAAAGGTATTAATGGGTTGCAATATGCACCTAGCCTTACTTTTATATTTGATAATTTTTTCTACAACAACAAAGATTGGTTTACACTAATTGAACTTGAACGTTGTAGAGCAAACTTATATACACCTGGTCAAACAGTTGAAGAACATATCGACACTGATAGATCCGATCGTTATAGTCTTCTTTACTATGTAAATGATGCTGATGGTGGCACAACTATTGACGGACAGGTAGTTGAACACAAACAAAATAGGGCAGTACTGTTTAACAGTAATCTGTTACATCAAGCAATTAAAAATACTACTCCTGCTAGGATTAGTGTTAATTTAATACTTCACGCAAAGGTAAACGAAGATGACCAAAGAAAAGACAACTGAGATTAGTATCGGATCGGCAAATGATGATTTTCCAAGTACTATAACTTGGAGTCCTACAACAGAAGGAGAATACTATACCAGCGGTATTAATCCTACATATTCTGTTTCATCTGATGATTTAGGAATAGGTACTAACGTAGGAACATACACAATTAACACAGATACCATCGATTGGAATTATCCAGGAAATGAGTTTCAACTTGATCCGGATCTAATTAATTCTAATCCTACTTGTAAAGCATTGTGGCAACAATTCAAATATGTATATGATATGGTAAAAGCAGATAAGGACAACGAGGAATAATGTTATCACTGTTTAAAAATAGAGTAAGAACAATATACGATCGAGAAGGCAAAGTACCATACTTGATTAGGTACTATATCTTTTTAAAAGATCGAAAGAACTTTCCCTTTAATATAACTCTTCACAAAATTCTTGTAAGCGACCTAGACGACTTACACGATCATCCTTGGAATTATGCGACTCTAATTCTCAAGGGCGGGTATTATGAACATACCCCTGAAGGCAAGTTCTGGAGAGGACCAGGTCATTTCCGTTACCGCAAGAGCACGGACCTGCATAGGCTAGAACTTGCCAAGGATGAAAACGGGAATGAATTACCTTGCTGGAGTTTATTCTATATGGGCAAAAAAGTAAATGATGGAAAATGGGGATTTGTAAAAAATGGAAAATGGATTGAAAGTGAACAATATCTTAGAGAAAGAGAAAAACTTGGTACCGTTTAACACTATCGAAGAAAAAACTTGGGTAAGGTCCTTATTGGGCCAACAGGTTATGACTGTTGATTTTGTTAAAAAGAATGGCGATCGTAGAGTAATGGCGTGTACTTTATCCGAAGGTCTTATTCCAAAAGATCAATTACCAAAAGGTAAAAAGGAAAAGAAAGAAGATAAAGATAGCACAGAAGATAAACTTTGTGCAGTGTATGACATTAATGCAAAGGGTTGGCGTTCATTTACCTGGGACAAAGTTAATAAAATTCACTACGGTGAAATTGACTGGAACGATTAATACTTGACTTTTACTATTAAAAGGTGTTAAAATATAGTTATGAACATTAAAAAGAAATTTTATAGTTGGAAAGATGTAGAAACAATGTGTGTTAGCATTGTAAATCAAATGTACAAGGACAATTGGCGTCCTGATTACATTGTGGGCATTACACGAGGCGGTAATGTACCTGCTACAATTATTTCCAATATGACAGGCATTCGTTGTGAAGCACTTAAGGTTGCACTACGTGATGATGAAAGTAATTTAGAAACTAATGCTTGGATGAGCGAAGACGCTTACGGGTATAATGATGGTAAAGTTGCTACAGGCGGACCGACTGCAAAAAACATTCTTGTTGTAGACGATATTAACGATACCGGTTCTACATTTAATTGGATTAAAGACGATTGGCAAGCAAGTTGTTTACCAGGTGATCCTAAGTGGGAAAAGGTATGGGGCGGCAACGTTCGTTTCGCAGTATTAACGGAAAATCTAAGCAGTGAGTTTGACGGTGTGTCATACTCTTGTGATGAAGTAAACAAAGCAGAAGAGGATTGCTGGTTAGTATATCCGTGGGAAAATGTAGGACACTATGGCTAAAAAAGAACAACAACAACAAATACAAAACATAGAAGCAAATGGTGTTTACCTTTTAATGGATCAAATAACATCTGCTTCTTGCAAGGACGCAATTAAGTGGGTAATGAATCATAATCTTGCTGACAATCCATTACCACAATTAACAATCGTAATTAATTCACCAGGTGGAGATGTACACTCCGCTTTTGCACTAATTGATGTAATGAAGTCAAGTAGTATACCTATTAAAACAGTAGGACTAGGACTTATTGCAAGTTGTGGATTTTTAATTTTTATTGCAGGACAAAAAGGACAACGTATCCTTACTCCTAATACAAGCATACTATCACATCAGTACAGTTGGGGTAGCAGAGGTAAAGAACACGAATTATATGCTCGTGTAAGAGAATTTGAATTATCAACAGAACGTATGATCAAGCATTATAAAAAATGCATTGGTATGACAGAAGCAAAAATTAAAGAAATTCTTTTACCACCACAGGACGTTTGGTTAAGTGCCGAAGAGGCAAAGAAACTAAAAATCTGTGATAAAATAGAAGACTTATACTAATATATGATAACAGAAACAGAAGCAAGATCGGAATATAGAGAAATGAGAAAAAACGATCCTGCTTTTGCGGAATGTTGGCCAGACACAGACAAACATTTTTATGAATGGTGTTCTGGTTATTTAGACTATAGACATATAAGAGAAAAAGATGCGTGACGATTTAATGGTACAACAACAGGTTGCTAATGTATGGCAACATATGGTTGGTGTCATTTGTCTTAATCAAGTTAATAGACGTCAAACTAAACCTTTGCTTACAGAATTTTTTAAACGCTGGCCAACGGCACACAAACTGTTGCGTTCAGCAACTATTCCTATGTTGGAAGAATTCTTAGCACCGTTAGGTATGCAAAAGGTAAGAGCAAAACGCATTTATAAAATGAGCATTCAAATAGAACATTGGGACGGCGAAGATGCTACACAACTATACGGCATTGGTAAGTACGGTTCTGACAGTTATAGAATTTTTTATAAAAATGAAATACCTACGGACGTACAAGATAAGGAATTAAAAAGATACATTACAGAGGAACTAGCATATGATTGATACTTTAGAAAAAGCACAACAAGAAGGTAGAGCACCTTGGACAGAAGTAGAATACAAAACTAGAGACTTTGTTGTTTACAAAGACATCTATCCTGTAACAGAAGGACATACTCTTGTTGTTCCTACAGAAGCAACACAAGAAGAAATACTTCGTTGTTTTAAGTTTGCTCTTGCTATGGGCGATCAAAATGTACAAGCAGACAACGATGTTACTGGATACAACATTGGAATCAATATGGGCAAGAGTGCAGGACAAACTTGTATGTATCCACACGTTCACTTAATTTTCCGTAGGGACGGAGATATGAAAGATCCTAAAGGCGGTGTTAGAGGAGTAATACCCGATAAGCAGAAATACTATCCAAAAACAGAAGAACAATTAGATATGTTTGAAGAAACGGTTGGGTGTTAATGAAAGTATATTGGTGTAAGGCTCCGGAAACTATTAATAGTCCAGGATACATAAGTGAATTAAGGTATCCGGAACCTGAACGCTTGACTAAACATATCAACGTAAAAGACTTTTTAGGCGATATGGCCCATAGATGTCCACCTGTTACTAATGTTATGCAAAATACTTTTGTAATTAAGTCACCTATTAGTGTTGACCTTACAATTTTACCAAACGGTAACTGGGACGTAAAAGGACAAAACGAAGAATTTGTTAGACATTTTTTTGGTGAGCCACAAGGAAAGAAAGGTTTACATCAATTAGCATACTCTTATTTCTTCTTTAGCGAACAAAATTTGTATGCATTACAAAATTCAGCCGTGTATGATAACAATAATTTTGTACGTAATACAAAAATACTAAACGCATCTTTTGATATTAGCAGATGGTTTCATTTATGGAAACCTACGTTTTTAATTAATAATGGTGTAATGAATCTAAGCATCAAAGAAGGCGATGCACTAATGTATATTTGGTTTAATACCGAAGATAAAGTGCAATTGGTTGAATTTGATGATACCAAAATGCGACAACTTGGAGAAAAACATCCAAGTTATATTTGTAGTACCATTCACAAGCATAGTCAAGGGGTAATTCCAATTCCAAAATTGTATGAATACTTTGTTAGATCTAAAATGAACAAAAAAATACTCAAAATAATAAAGGAAAGCATAATTGATTCTTGACAAAAACCTAAATAAAGTATATAATGTAAACAGTATTAGACATCCTCGTCTTAAACTCGGAGAAAGTAAATGAAAATATATGAAGAAGTAACACGCAGACTTAAAGACGCTAAGAAGCGTTATTGGGCGGGCGATAATATTAGCGAATTCATCTATGAAGGTGAAAAAGAAAAACTAATTGAAGAAGCAACTGAAAAGTTTGAAGGTGTGCTAGATGCACTTATAATTGATAGAGAAAATGATCCTAACAGTGAAGGAACTGCTAGACGTCTTGCTAAAATGTATTACAATGAGTTAATGCAAGGTCGTTATGATCGTATTCCTGTTGCTACTGCATTTCCAAATGAAGGTAAAGACGCATATACAGGTATGCTTGTAGTTCGTTCAGAACTAAAAAGTGTTTGTTCACATCACCATCAACCAGTAACAGGTGTTGCATACATTGGTGTTATTCCTAATGGTAAGGTTATTGGACTTTCTAAATATACACGTATTGCACAATGGTGTGCTAGACGTGGTACACTGCAAGAAGAACTTGCAAATGATATTGCACGTGAAATTGAAAAGGCCACAGATGCAAAACATCTAGGTGTTTACATTCAAGCAACACACGGTTGTTGTGAGAATAGAGGTATTATGGCACATAGTTCATTAACTCAAACAACTGTACTAAAAGGTAGTTTTAAAGATGATCCAGGTACAAAGAAAGAATTTATGGACAATATTAAATTACAACAGGAGTTTGCACCAAGATGAAGTTAAGATATAGTGAAGCATTTTATAGTGTTCAAGGTGAAGGTAGATTTGTAGGAGTGCCTAGTGTATTTTTGCGTACCTTTGGTTGTAATTTTCGTTGTATGAATTTTGGATTAGAGCGTGGAACTGTAAAAGGTAAGTACAATCCTGAAGTAAAAGCACTTTTAGATGATGGTATTTTAGACAAGGTAAATAAGTTCGAGGACTTACCCATTGTCCACACAGGTTGTGATACTTATGCAAGTATCTATCCTGAATTTAAGAAGTATATGAAAGACCACACAATTGACGAAGTGGTTGATTATGTATTAAGTCTAACCCCAGAGGGGAAATGGACTATGGATAATGGACAGGATGTTCATTTTATATTAACAGGTGGCGAACCTTTGCTTGGATGGCAAAGATTATATATTGATCTATTCGAACACCCAAAGATGAGAGACTTAAAAAATGTCACGTTTGAAACAAATACAACACAAAAACTTAGAGATGATTTCCGAGACTATCTCGGATCTCAAAATAGATTTGAAATTACTTGGAGTTGCTCTCCGAAACTTTCCGTTTCGGGCGAAACTTGGAGCGATGCTATCAAGCCTGAAATTGCTAGGACTTATTACGATGTACCTGGTGCTAGTATGTATTTCAAGTTTGTTGTGGCTAATGAATATGATGTGGACGAAGTTACTAAAGCCGTTAGCGAATATCGTAAAGAAGGGATTGATTGCCCTGTATACGTTATGCCTCTCGGTGGTAGGTCGGAAGAATACCAACTCAACACTAGACGAGTCGCAACATTGGCAATGGAGCGAGGCTGGAGGTACACACCTAGACTACACGTCGACATATTCGGCAACGCCTGGGGAACATAAACAACAAGAACTAGATGACAAGGCAAGAAAGGCAGGACTATAATGTTAGATAAACTAAAAAAACTTTTTGATAAAGGTCACGTTCCTGCTACTGTATCTAAAGAGAAAACAACAGATGCAAAAGCAGAAGCAACAAAAAAGAAACAACCGTACGTAACTGTTCTTAATGTAGAAATGAAGGACAATAATCCACGTAATGGTTTTTTTGAACTTGATTGGAACGAATACTTTATTAAAGAACTTAGACTAAATGGTTATCAAGGTGATAGCGAAGAAGCGATTGTTGATGCGTGGTTTAAAGAACTATGCGGAAATGTTGCTAAAGACGAAGGCGTAGCAACACCAGATAATCCAATGGGTGCTGGGTTCATTAATACAAAGAATATCGGCGGCGGCAAATCAGAGGTAAGTTAATGCTTTCTTATTTGCGAAGTGCTCATCCGCAAACAGAGTTTGCTCCTAGTTGGAGCATACCTTTTTGGAATACAACATATTCTAATTCTAATGATATTGATTTTATTAGAAATTGGATTTTAAATTCCGAAGAAAATATTATAAAAAAATATAATGAGCCTCAACATAAAACACACGGCGATGGTGGCACAGGTTTGGGTAGTGATAGTTTGACAAGCAAGTATCCTTATTACAACTTGTTTAAAATGACTGCTAACATACCTGCATTTCAAAATTTACTGTCATTTATCAAAGGACAATATGTAGAGTTCATTAATCAATACTCTGATGGAAAAGTTAGAAATTGTGTATTAGTAAGTTGGGCCAATGTGATAAGACAAGGACAAGAGTTTGATGCACACGATCACGGTAGTAGTGAATATGCTTATCTAAGCGGAAATATGCATTTGGATCATTACAATACGGACACAATTTACTATTGCCCATTTAACGAAAAGAGTGTAAAATTGTTTAATAATGTAAAAGGAGGATTAACAATCTTTCCTAGTTATGTTAAACACAGTGTTGGAAAACACACAGAAAACAAAGAAAGAGTAAGTTTAGCATTTGATTTATATGTTGAAGGTGATAAATTTACTAACGGAAACGAAATGAAATTTATACAGGGTGTATGATGACGTATATATTGGTAGATACTGCAAACACATTTTTTAGAGCAAGGCACGCCGTCAGAGGTGATGCTGAACTTAAAATTGGTATGGCCTTACACGCAACCTTTGGTAGCATTAGAAAAGCGTGGAAAGATTTTAATGGCAGTCACGTTGTATTTTGTTTAGAAGGACGTAGTTGGCGTAAAGATGTTTATGCTCCTTACAAAAGAAATAGACAAGAAAGTCGCGATGCATTAACTGTTAGTCAGCAAGAAGAAGAAACAGTATTCTGGGAAACATTTGACGAATTCACAGGTTTTATTAAAAATAAAACAAACTGTACTGTACTAAGACACGAAAACTTAGAAGCAGATGATCTTATTGCTGGTTGGATTGAAGCACATCCAAATGATAATCACGTTATTATTAGTACAGATGGAGACTTTGCACAATTGATTGCACCTAACGTAAAACAATACAACGGTGTACAAAAAACTACAATTACACACGAAGGTTACTTTGATGAAAAGGGTAATCGTGTTAAGGATAAGAAAACAGGAGAAGAGAAGCCTGCACCTAATCCAGAATGGTTGTTGTTTGAAAAATGTATGCGAGGTGATACTAGCGATAATGTATTCTCAGCATATCCAGGTGTTCGTGTAAAAGGTACAAAGAACAAAGTTGGATTACAAGAAGCATTCGAAGACAGATCTAGCAAAGGTTATAATTGGAACAACTTAATGCTACAACGTTGGGTTGATCACGAAGGT